CGAGGTTAAGTTTCTGAGCATCCAACTGAGCATCATTCTGTTCAGACTGAGCTTTAATCTGTAGCTCCTGCTCCTTAAGCTTGACCAATGGATCGGGTTGACCAGCACCTGACAATTGACCAGAAAGCTGCTTAACCTGCTGCATACCTTCCGCAACGTACTGGGCCACCAATTGCTCCATCTGTAACATTTCGTCTTCTGGAGACATCCGCATACCTTGCTGCTGGGCCTGCTGCATCTGTTGGTTAAATGCAACCATCGCCTGCTCTTGAGCCGCAATCTTTACGTGCTCCATAACGTGCTTTTGTAGTGCCATAGCAACAGGTGGTAGAGAAGCCACCATTGCACTCGTTCCAAAGACCAAGTGCGACATAATGTGCGCCTGATGATTCTGACCTTCAAAAGCCTTAAGCTGAAGCATATCCAAAGAGTTGATGTTTTCTTGCGCCGGATCGATAGGTACAGGCTCGTCATCTGGGACAGCCTTCATGATTCTATCCACATCGGTCACGCCCAACGCTTCATACATGTCACGATACACTTCGTGCATGTTGTGCAATTCCGGTGCAGCACCCGCGAGTTGTAATTTGGTTTGCGCCAACACTATGCGTTGCGCCTGACTAAAAGCATTTGGGTTGCTTACCGGAATCACGTCTACTCTATCATCGAAATCCTCTCGCATGATAGTTGATTCTTCTCCGGCAACAGAGTATGGATATTCCTGTGGCAAGCTCTCGCTCATCACCCGTGACAGAATCTTAAACTCCTGACGCATCGCATAATGCAAACGCTTATGTACAGCGCTCATCACACGCGAGCCTTGCTCCATCATCGCAATCGTAGTGCCTACCGCCGCACTCTGATTACCATCACCAACCTTTAAATCAGTAATTGTTGCAAACCTCTGCCCTGCCTGAACAACAAATCCCAACAACTGGAACAAAGTTGAATCAGGACCCTTGAAAGGTAAAGGCATGAGGGAGTCACGGATGGCACCGCCCGGAGCGTCCACATCTCTGAATTCACCGGGCTGGAGTGGATCATCGTCGTCCCTGATACGAAGTCCTCTGGCCTTAAAGCCAGCGGGGAGGTTGGACAAGGTACCAGCATCGATCAGTTGCCTCAACGCAGCGGTAGCCGTCCGTGACAAGCCGCCAATGGTGTGTATAAGACCCAAACCATAAAAACCAAAACCAGGTAAGAACTTGAAGTGCGTGAAGTATTGAATCTTCCGCTTCTTCTCATCCTCTTCCCGATAGTTACGTCTTATGGATAGGATCTGACCATTATCTTGTGAAATAGTGACAACGTAAGGAACCTTAATGCCCGTAGGCTCCCCTTCGTCATCAACCTCTTCGTAGCCTTCTAAATCCAAATCAACGTGGCACTCAAGCAACGTACAGTCATAATCGATCTGTGACGGCTCAACACCCTCAATCTTGTCTAATTCTTCCGAAACACCGTCCATCGCAGCCTGTGCTGGAATGACCGGTATATCCAAATAAAAACCAGCAACCTGCTTCTTCCTCAAATCGTTCAAGCTAATCCTGAACGTCTGAGTCACATTAGGACATGTGTCTAAATCCGCAGTCTCGTAAGGAACCACCAAGTTCTCAGCAGGAACAAACTTAGATACCGCACGACCCAGCTGATCGTCGTAATACGTTTTCTTAAACGTAGAACCAGCAAGCGGCAAATAAAACAACATCTGGTCCATATCAGGCGTGTAATCCTCCATCACGTTCGTGATGTAGTAATTCATAAACTGCTTTACACGCTGTGCCTGACCAACCTTCTCACGAGTCTCCTTACCCATCACCACCGTGCGAACAGGACCAGCCGCTGGCAATAACTCGTTGAACGCCTGCGCCTGAAACTGCGTTGCAGCTTCGGCCAACAAAGGATGAGTCACGGCCGACGCACCGCGAAATGGTTGAGTCCTCTCTTCATACGTAAATCCAAGAAGCTCTAAACCATTCGCATACGCCTCCTCCCATTCCTGACGACCAGCCTTGTTTGCATCAAACTCATCAAGCAACTCGCCAGCAATTCTTTGTAACTCCCGATCTGGAATGTTCTCCGCTAAGTTGGCATAAAAATCATCCTCCATGCCACGCTCATCCATCGGCTCAAAATCAATCGTGACACCACCATCTTCCTCCGTCTCGATCTCAATCTCACCAACATTCTCAGCTTCGATCATCGCTTGGACCGTGTTCCGTGAGCCGGGAACCTCCAACTCTAGTTCAGCGTCCAAGTCCTCCATGTCAATCTGCGAAGGAACCGCATTCTCCATGAAGGTGCCATACCCTTTTTTAGCTTCAGCCATTTATTCGTCCTTTAGACGTTTCTTACCGCTCGTGTCTTGCCTTTAATAGCGCAACCGTCAATACCTTTACGGGCCGATTTCCGTGAGCCACGGACCGCGCCTCCGTACTCCATTTTCTTTACTTCCCCGCCGTATTTCATTTTTTTGGATCTGCCCGTACAATTAGACATGATTGACCTCGCTTGATCAGAAATTGAATAGTATTAGCGCAATTATAGTAGGCTAATAATATACACGTACTTTAGCAGATATGTCTTCATTTTCCCAATCATCTGTGGGTAATTGTACAAAGTTTCCTTGACGATACCGCATTAAAGCCTGCGTCATACTATCAACCAAGTCATCATATTCGCCATTAGGGAACGCCGCGACCTCCTCAATTAGCTCATCTGCGAATACTTCGTCGGGGGCCCAGACCATTCCAGCCTCAAATAATGGAGAAACACTGTGTACCCGCGACACTTTGTCGTTACCTTTACTCGGTGTGAAGTTCACAACCGGTATACCCATGTTTCGTAGTTCGTGGGTCAAGGGCAAACCACTCGCTTTTGCCTCCACAATGACGGTGTCGGGGTCCCAAAACTTATAATTTTCCAAAGCGATCTGCTTTAATTCAGGGAAATCCCATCGATCCTTCTTACTATCCAGCAAAATAAGGTTAGGTTGCCCCGATTCGTTAGGATAAAACACACCCCACGTCGTAATTGCAGAGAAGTCCGACGTTTCCCGCTTGGTAAACGCCGTATCGTAGCTCTGAATCACAAATTGCAGGTTAGGAACCGTCTTTTTCTCCCATCTTTTCCACCATTCGCGTGGAATAATCGCGTTTTCTTCGCCAGTAGGGTTCTGTTGGTACTGCGCGTTCCATTTACTAGGCGGAATTGACGCCTTTACCGCCGTTAAATCCTCAATAGACCAGAATTCAGGCCAACACGGTACCCCATCATCAAAAATAGCCGGTAATTCCACCACTTCCCACTGGTCAGCCAACGGATCTTTAGCCATTGCCCGCATCAACTGACCCGTCATGTCCTTCTCCGACCACCGCGTCTGTACCAAAACGATACTTCCACCCGGCTGCAAACGCTGACGAGGGCCCCCAGTGTACCAATCCCAAGCGTCATCAAAACCACTAGCGCTCATAGCGGTCTGCTCCGAGTGCGGATCGTCAATAATCACCAAATCTCCACCACGACCCGCCAAGTTAGAGCCAACACCGACCGCATAGTACATACCACCCTTGCTGGTATCCCACCGACCAGACGCCTTACTATCCGCCGCTAACTTGACTTCCGGAAAAATCTCCTTGTACTCATCACTATCAATCAGATTCTTCGTCTTACGACCAAAGTTAACCGCCAATTCCGTCGTGTGGGTCGCCTGAATGATCTTCATCTTGGGACTCTTTCCCATCATCCACGCAGGAAACAAATACGACGCAAACTCCGACTTCGTGTGCCGTGGCGCCATATTAATAATCAATCTCTTTAACTCACCCTTGGCTACCCGCTCCAACTTCTCCGCAATAATCTTATGATGACGACCAGCAATAAAGTCAGGCCAAACCGTTTTTACAAATTGTAAAAAATTATTTTGACAGGATTCATTCTTCTCCAATTGCGCTAAACGCAAACGCAACCGTAATTCACGCTCCTCATTCGTAACCGAAAGACTCATCGGGGGACCCTATAATGACAAACGCAATTATGTTCCACGTGAAACATCGCATATCAAATCAAACACCACGTCCCAATCCGCCTTCTTCTCCGCAAAATACACCGGAGATACCTTCAAACCATCTAACTTCAAATCCATAGCCTGATCCCCTTTGTATAAGTAAAAACACTCCTCACGCTGGTCCTTGGTCCGTGGATCGCGGGTCGCGGCCCGCCGAACAAGAACCCACGTACTCGCATGCTTATGCTTGGTCAACCAAGCAACTTGATGCGGCCGAAGCTCAACAGCATTGCTGCCAGTAGCCTTTAACTCGACAAAA